TACATCAAATAACTTATTACAAAGAATAGAGATAATAGAATACTAAAATATATTGCTATATCTATTTTTATAAAATCCTCTTCATATAATCACCATTTTAAAATGTTACCAAAGTATGGTAATATATTCATAGAGGTGGTATTGTGGTTAAAAAGGTTGGGAATTATAAATATGAAAAAGCAGAAGTCACATTTAATATAAAAGATGATCTAGACATGGAAATATATAATTTTCTTTTAGAAAATAGTAAAGTAATAGGAAAGAGTGCCTATTTGAAACAATTATTATATGAAAAGATGCTTAGGAGCAAGGAATAATCTTGCTCTTATTTTTTTATATAAATTTATTGAATATTAGGAAAGTTTATGAAAGTTTCTGCATATATTAAAACATAAGATTAATCAAAAGGAGTTAAATTTATGAAAAATTATTCAATCTTTGGAATTGATATTGGGAATGTAACTTGTGAAACTAATACTGGAGTTTTATTTAATTCTAAGATTACAGATGTAGAACCTTTAAGTCATGTAGATACATTATTAATAAATAAAAAAGCATACTGGTTAGGAGAGGGAAATTATGATACTACTTATAGAAAAGTAGATAAGGTTAATTATATTAATTTTCTTTATGGAGCATTAGCACTTTCTACAACTACAGAATCTAATTATATTGTTTTAGGTTTACCATTAAGCCAGTATAAAGAAGATAAAGCTGCATTAATTAATTTAGTATTAAGCAATAAAGAAAAAGTTGTAATTATAAATGGAGAAAAGAAAACTATTATTATAGAAGATATAGAAGTATTCCCAGAAGGAGTTGCAACATTGGAAGATGATTATGAAGGAATAGTCATTGATATCGGAGGAAGAACAACAGATTGTGCATTAGTTATAAATGAACGTGGTAGGAGAAGAATATTAAATCCTATAAGTTTGCCTAGTGGAACCATTAACTTGTACACAGAATTTATAAAGAAATTAAATAATAAATTTAGCTTAGATCTAGTTATAAATGATGCAGAAAGAATATTGAATAATGGATTAATACTTGATGGAATTAAGGTTAATATAGACTTTGCCATAGAAGTATATAAGTCTTTTGTAGACAACCTAGTGAGTCAATTACAAGTAGAATATAGTTTAAGGACTAATTGCATTAGCTTGACTGGTGGAGGTTCTACACTCTTATATAATCAATTCAAAAGTAGATTGGGTGCAGGTGTTACAATTCAAGATAATCCTATATATGCTAATGCAAATGCTTACTATGAATTGGGGTGTTCTATATGGCAATAGTTAAACCTGTTAGTTTTAAAGAAAAAGAAACGGACTTATTAGAATTTATTAAAGATAAGGATTTTACTTACTACGTAAAAGAACTTATAAAAAGAGATATGAATAAAAAAGAAAATAAAATAGAGGAAATTAAGTTAAAAAAGAAAAGAAATATTAATTTTGACATGTAAAAAGCCTACCTGTGTAGTAGGTAGACTTAGGCTAATTAGCTTTTCTCATCTTGCTGTGCTACGCTAATAAAAGCATATGCAAACAAGATTAAAAAGATGACTATTTTATATACGAAATGTATTTAATTAATAAAAAATTAATATTTTACATGAAAGTTTGCGCAGCTAAAGCAAGTGCATAAGTGAAAATTGATCCCCATACAAAAGCATACATAGTAAGACACCTCCGATTAATTATTATTAATAGTATTAACCAAATTAAATAATTTTATTCATGGAGGTAGTAAAAATGAAAGAAATAACAATGAGTATATCACAATACTTAGAATTAAGTAGAGGAAATTTAACACTTAAGGAGATAAAAAATAACAATGAAATAATAGCTGGACAAATATTGAAAAATGAGAAAGCAAAAAGATTTGCTATTACTACAATTGCATTATCTAATATTTTAATAAAAGCATATGCAGAAGATGAGGATGGAGCGGCACAAGCTATCGCAAAAATACATCAAGCAACTAATATTATACTTTCAGTTGTACAAGAGGGCCTATATTCTTTATGTATTCTTGCATGTATATTTGAAATTGGAAAAGCAGTTATTTCTAAGAGAAATGAATCTATTCCAAGCATAATAATGAAATATATTTTAGCATTTGGATCTATTTATTTTTTGCCTTGGATATTTAATTTAATAAAAGCTATATTTGCTAATTAGGAGGAATAGAGATGCTAGAAAATATTAAACAAGCTGTATCAGAAGCTATTCAAGAATCATTAAGTAGCATACTTCATAATTTTTTCAGTTGGATTGCAAAAGGAATCATAGATAGCTCGTTTGAAATATGCTTAGCTATAGCAATAATATCATTAATTTTGTATATTTGTGGAAAGAGGAAAGCAGGTAAATATGTAACTATATCAATAGGTATATATTTTATTTTACAAAGCTTAAGAGGGTTAATAAAATGAAAGCTTTAAAGTTAAGTGATTATTTTAAATTAATAAAGCCTTCCTACAGATATATACAAATCATTCCTCACAAATCTATTCGTAATTATAATTCTAGTAATATAGCAAAAGCTATAGCACATACCTATAAATCTTTAGATAAACGTATAAAAAAAGAAAAAAAGAAAATATTCTTTGAATGTGATTTTAAAATTTCCTACATTATAGATATAGAAAATAATGATGCTAAATTCTATTTTTTGGTTCCAGAGCCATTCATAAATATAATATTAGAAAAAATAAAAGAGATATGGTCCAAAGCAACTATAAATATTTTAGAAGAAGACATAAAAGAATTTAATGATAATGCAGAAGTATATCAGCTTAGTTATAAAAAAGAAGATGCTATGTCATTACAAGTTGATAAAAAATCAAACGAACCATTAAATAGCTTATTGAGTGTTATGGACATAATGAAAGATGGAGATAGAATAACTATTATTTATAACTTTTTACCATGTAGTCAATTTGGGTGGCTGCAAAAATATAATTCAACAATAGAAAAAATAAAAGAGCATAAATTAATAGATAAAAAACAAACTAGTCCTGAATATATTATAAAATCTACTTTAGTTAATATAGCAAAGTTATTTAATACATTTATTACTGTTCTTGATGATTTTACTGGAGGAAGTGAAGAAGATAATAAACAAAGTTTATATAATTCTATTTTAGGAGTATTAGAACAACAGAGAGAATTAAGTGCAGCTACAAAAAGAAAAAAGGAACAAACTATATTAGATACTCAGATAGCAATAGTATCTGAAAGCTTAGATCCAACTAGAAAAACAAATAATGCTTTAAGTGTATGCCAAGGATATAGAGTGTTAGATGAAGATAATGAACTTATATATAAAAAAGTATACAGTAAAAATAAATTTAATTTAAAAAATACTAGCTTAGGTACAACTATAAGTACAGTAAGCACAGATGAAGCATCTAATTTTATACAGATACCAGGAAGAAGTTTATTATATAGCTTGGGAATTAAATTTATAAAAGTAGAAGAGGTTAAAATACCAGAAAGATTAAGAAAGGGATATATTTGTTTAGGTAATTCAAAAAATAAAGGTACTATAATGGCAGCATATCTAGAAGATGATAAAGAAATAGGATCACTTCCACTAATGTTATTAGGTAGACAAGGTGGTGGAAAAACAACATATATGTGTAACTATGCTAACTATTGTTTAAATAGAAATGAAAGTATAGTTCATATAGATTTTATAAAGAATTGTGAAGCCAGTAAGGCAATAGAAAAAGTTGTACCTAAAGACAGGTTAATTATACTAGATTTCAGCACAGAAGAAGGATTGCAGGCGCTGGCATATAATGAAATAAAATTTACTAAAAATATGTCATGGTTTGAAAAACAAGCTTTAGCTAATAAAAAAACTGAGCTCACACTAGAATTAATTAATTCTATAAATATTAATGGAGATCCATTAAGTGTTAAAATGGAAAGATATTTATGTGCTTGTACTGATATAGTTTATTTAAATGAAAATTCAACCTTAAAAGATGTTATAAATTGCTTAACTAATTACAAGTATAGAGAAAAAACAGTAAATAGTATACCAATAGAATTAAAAGAAGAATTGCAAGATAGTATTGACACATTATTAGAACTTGATGAATGGTCCAAAGCAACTAAAGATAGTCCAAGCGAGAAGATAGGAACAAGGGATTCTAAAATAGAGGGTATATTAGATAGGATAACATTACTAAAAAGAGATTTTTATCTTAAGAAGATGTTCAATAAAGCACCTGAAAACAATATAGATTTTGTTAAAACAACTGAAGAAGGTAAAATTATTTTGGTTAGAATGCCGCAATCAAAATTTAAAGACTATGTAAAAAATGTAATTACTACTTTTATTTTAACTAAATGTTGGTTAGCAGCAGAGCTAAGAGGTGAATTATCAGAAAAAAATAAGAGGTGCCATATACTTATAGATGAAATAAGCCAAACTAAAACTGCAGAAATGTTTATGGAATCTAAATTAACTCAAACTAGAAAGTTTGGTTTGAAATTTGTTTTAACTGGTCAATATTTAGATCAATTAGAACAACAAACAATAAAAAGTTTAAAAGGTGCTGGATGTTCATTTATGTTGCTAAAAGGAGCAATAAAAGAAGATTTTCAATATTTCAAAGATGAACTTGATGGAACTTTTGAATATGAAGATTTGAAAGATATGGAACAATATAGTAGCTTAAATATAATTCAATATTCAGATGGATATTCTAGTTTTATAACCAAACTTCCACCTGAATTAAAATAAGCCAGGATTATTCCTGGTCTTTTTTGATTTGCCTATACAAGCTTAATTATGTAATTGGGTATAATTTATCGTCCGAAGTAGTAAAGTCATTTCTAGAACCTCTT